ATTGGAACTTTAACTGATCAAGGAGAGATTGGGCATGTCACAACAACAGAAGCTTGAAAAGGTACTGGATTTGCTACTTAGCGAAGATTCAGACCAGGCAGCTGAACTTCTCCATCAAATCATTGTAGAAAAAGCACGAACCATCTATGAAAGCATCGTCGACGAAGACGAAGTCAAAGATGACGATGAAGAGCTTACAGAAAGCGATGAAGTTGGTGGTGAACCAAATAAAGACTTTACTGATGAAATCGGTGCTGATAAAGACGAAGTAGACGCTGACGAAGAAAACGACGGCGAAGCTGGATCTGACGATAGCGAAGATGACGGCGAAGCAGATGATGAAGAAGGCGGCGATGACGCTTTCGGCGGCGAAGATGATGGTATGGGCGACGGCAGCGTGGAAGATCGCGTCGAAGACCTAGAGTCTCAACTAGCTGAACTACGTGCAGAATTCGACGCACTTATGGGCGAAGAAATGATGGAACCACAACACGCTGATCTAGGCGATGAAATGAGTGGCATCGAAGACGAATTCGGCGACGGCGGAATGGGCGATATGGGCGGTGCACCTGATATGGGTGGACAAGAACAAGTCGTTGGTGAAGTCGTAGCAGTCATGCACGAAAAGAAGAAAGACAAGAAACTTGAAGTTGCTCCACAGGCAAAAGACAAGAAGAAAGACAAGAAGGTTGATGAAGAAACCCAATTCTTGCAAAAGGTTGCTGATACCGGTCAAAAGGGTAAGGCAGGTCTAGTTGGTACCGGGAAGAATACTCCGCTAGGTGCTGAACAAGACAAGTCTCCTTATACCAATATCCCAGCTCGCAAGGATTACGGTGGAAAGCCAACTAAGATTGGTGGTAACGGTGGTACAGGCGGTGAATACGGCAAGTACAATGGTGACTCTGCTAAAGATGACACCCCTACCGATAACGTTAAGGTTGAACCAAAGAAATCAGGCATCAAGGCTGACACAACTGCCAAGTATACCGGCGGTAAGGCAGCAGGCCCAGGTTTCACTAAGTCTCCTCTAACCAAGAAGCCATCTTAAGGATAGATAGAAGTTATGGCAAATAAACTGTACGAGTATCTGTCGTTCGACAAGGCACACGTCCAATTGCTCGAAGAGGATAACAAGACTGGCGGTAAAGATCTCTGCATGAAGGGTATCTTTATTCAGGGTGACGTAAGAAACCAAAACCAGCGCGTGTATCCTGTTCGAGAAATTGCCAGGGCTGTTAACTCTATTACCGAAAAATTAAACGTAGGTCAGTCGGTTATGGGTGAACTTGATCACCCTGAAGAACTTTCTATTAACCTTGACCGCGTAAGTCATCTAATCACAGAAATGTGGATGGATGGCGCTGATGGATACGGTAAGTTGAAAATCGTTCCAACTCCGGTGGGCAATATTGTAAAGACACTATTGCTATCGGGCGCAAAGTTGGGCGTTTCATCCCGTGGTTCTGGAAACGTAAATGACGATGGTACTGTTTCGGATTTCGAAATTATTACTGTCGACATTGTTGCACAACCAAGTGCTCCGAATGCGTTCCCTAGAACGATATATGAAAGTCTTTTCAATATGAAGGGCGGCAGCAGAATCATTACCACCGCAAGGGAAGCATTGACTGAAGCAGCAGCTCAGAAACAACTCATGAAAGACATTCAGAGATTTATTCAAGAGTTAAAAATTTAGGAGAACTCAAGATGGCAAAGAAAATTGATGAGATCTTGAGTGAAAGCGTTGGACTGTCCGAAGACGCCCGTAACCAGATTGTTGGTTTGTGGGAAGCAAGACTATCTGAAGCTCGTGAAGAAGTTGCAGCAACACTCCGTGAGGAATTTGCTCGTAGATTCGAACACGACAAGGGTGTCATTGTTGAGTCAATGGATCGTTTCTTGACAGACAAAGTCCGCGTTGAACTCGAAGAATTCGCCGAAGACAAGAGAAAACTTGTCGCAGAACGAATTGCTTACAAAAGCAAGCTCGTTGAACACACTGGAATGCTAAACAAGTTCATCACAGAAGCCGTAGCTAAGGAAATGAAGGAATTCCGCGACGAAAAGGTCGCAATGAAGGAAAACTTCAGAAAGTTGGAAAACTTCCTTTTGAAGCAACTTGCAGAAGAAATTCGCGAGTTCCGTGCAGACAAGAAGTCCCTCGTGGAACAGAAAGTCAAAATGGTTGCAGAAGGCAAGCAGAAGCTACAAGAAACAAAGGCACAGTTTATCAAGCGTGCAGCTCAGATCGTCGAGTCGAACATCGAAAAGACTTTGCGTTCTGAAATTGGTCAGTTCAAGGAAGACATTCGTGTTGCCCGTGAAAACGATTTCGGTCGTAAGATCTTTGAAAGTGTTGCAGCTGAATTCATGACTTCGTATCTCAATGAAGGTACAGAGCTTAAGAAGCTTCAGAAGGTATTGGAATCTAAGAACAAGGAACTTGCAACTCTTAACGAATCGGTTAAGAAGAACAAGAACTTGATGGAAGGTCTCGACACCAAGTTGAAAGCAACTCAAGATCTAGTCGAAAGACAGAAAGTTATGAACGAATTACTTGCTCCATTGTCTAAGGACAAGAAAGAGGTAATGAAAGAATTGCTTGAATCGGTACAGACAAAGAATTTGCAAGGTGCATACAACAAGTATCTACCAAGCGTTCTCAGTGAAGCCGCTGAACGTAAACCTGCGTCTAACAAGACACAGTTGAACGAGGCAACATTGTCAGCCAATACAGGTAACAGAGCGAAGGTCGCTCAAATTGAGGGAACTGATGAGTCCTCAGAATTGAAACATATTTTGTCCTTAGCCGGAATTAGAAAATAATTAGGAGAAATACAATGGCAACTAAGCTATTTGAATCAAACTGGGGCGCAACAAAAGAAGCCCTTCTAGAAGGCCTTAACGGTACTCGCCGTCAAGCAATGGACGTCGTGTTCGAAAATACACGCCGTTACTTGGCTGAATCGGCAACCGCTGGCGCAACCCAAGCAGGTAACATCGCTGTACTCAACAAGGTAATGCTTCCGTTGATCAGACGTGTTATGCCAACCGTTATCGCTAACGAAATCATGGGCGTTCAGCCAATGACTGGTCCAGTCGGCCAAATCCACACTTTGCGTGTTCGCTATGCTAACACCGCAGCTGGTGTAACCGCTGGTACTGAAGCTCTTGGTCCATTCGAAATTGCGAAAGCATATTCGGGTAACGAAGTAGTTGCAGATCCAGGTGCAGCATCTACCGCACGTCTTGAAGGCGTTCCAGGTAACAAGATGAGCATCCAGATCTTGAAGGAAACCGTCGAAGCTAAGACACGTAGGTTGTCGGCTCGCTGGACCTTCGAAGCGGCCCAAGATGCTAACGCAATCCATGGTATCGACATTGAAGCCGAAATCATGCAAGCTCTTGCACAAGAAATCACAGTTGAAATCGACCAGGAAATGCTCTTCAAGTTGGGTGCATTGGTTCCTGTCGCTCCAACTACATTTAATCAAGCCGCTGTATCTGGTACAGCAACCTATGTTGGTGATGAAATGGCTGCTCTTGCAGTTATGATCAACCAGCAAGCTAACTTGATCGCTGCACGTACACGTCGTGGTGCTGCTAACTGGGCAGTTGTTTCGCCAACAGCGTTGACAATTCTTCAGTCTGCAACAACTTCGTCGTTCGCACGTACCACTGAAGGTACTTTCGAAGCTCCAACTAACACCAAGTTCGTTGGTACTTTGAACAGCACAATGCGCGTCTACGTTAACCAGTACGCAGGCGACAGCGATCCAGTTCTCTTGGGTTACAAGGGACCTACCGAAACCGACGCAGCAGCTTATTACTGCCCATACATCCCATTGATGAGCGTTGGTCCAGTTATGGATCCACAGACTTTCGAACCAGTTGTTTCGTTCATGACACGTTACGGTTACTTGGAACTTACCAACACCGCTAACTCGTTCGGTAACGCGGCCGACTATCTCTCGAAGGTTGGTATCGACAGCTCGACACTCAAGTTCTATTAAATCGACTCCAGATTTAATGGTGCTACAAGCGTAGTTCGTAAAAATGAAAAAGCCCC